AAGACACTGAAGAGATGATAGCTCACGCTGAATCTCAAGGTTGGAAAGTTAAGCAAGAAACGCCGCTAAAAAAAAGTTCAGAAAGTGGAGAGAGAAAATCAGTCGCTCCAAGCAAATATCAGCTACACAAGATCTCGATAAAATCGATGGATAGTCCTGAAGAAATACGCGACTATATGAAATTACTAGGGTTGCCAATTGATATTAGCGGTAATCTAAAAACAGTTAAAAACAAAGCTCTACATTTAATCAGGAGCCAAGATGACAACAGCAACTCAAATAATTAATGGTGCGGCTGAGGAAATTGGCGTTAAGACTGCTGAGATAGCGCTTCAACCTGGGGATTTCCAAGTTATCCTCGATCGTATGAATGATATGCTTTCAGAGTGGGCTGATTTGGGTCGAACTCCTTCTTTCGTTGACGTATCCGATGGTGCCGACACAGTTTCAATTGACCGTAACGCAGTAGCTGCGGCTAAGTATAATTTAGCGATTCGAATAGCTCCTTCATTTGGTCGCGTTGTAACTCCTACTCTCACAGCCTTAGCTGGCGGTACGCTCAATAACTTAAGAACTTCAGTCAATCATATTGGTAAAGTTGCCTTTCCTGATACGCTTCCTACGGGGTCCGGTAACGATTGCCCAGATTCATTTAATGAAGATAGATTTTTCCCAAGTAATCAGACGGAGAATTTCTAAATGGCTCGGACTCCGCTGCCTTTAGGCTTTGTCTTTTACCAATCGGATAGCCTAGCTTTTTCTGCTCAACGTTGTGTGAATTGGATACCAATTGTGGCTGAGGCTCCGGCGTTAAATGACCGAATGTTGATGCAACCTCGTGGCTTGAAAGCCTTTGTTGATACCTCGCTAGATGCTAATCGAGGCGGCCTGGATATGGCTGAGAAAGCTTATTTTATTAACGGTAATTCCCTGGTTGAAGTTACAAATAGTGGGGCATTTATTAATCGAGGGACTATTCCCGGTTCTGGTCGAGTTAGCTTAGCAACTAATGGGCAATTTTTAGTTATTGTTATTCCCGGCGTTAGTGCTTTTGCTTATGACAATGTGGCGTTAACGTTGGATCAAATTACTGATGCGAATTTCCGTATTTCTGATAGTGTAGTTTTCAAAGATGGTCTTTTTGTATTTTCCGCTAGCGCTGGCGATGTTTTTTTTAATTCAAGAATAAACGACCCTTTTACTTATGACTTTGAATTCGGCGCCGCTAATGTCAACTCTGATAGAATTGTCGCGCTACATGTTAACCATAATGAATTATTTGTAGGCGGGTTAGAAACTATAGAGTTATTTCAGATACCTGTTTCGCCTGGGGCTGGCTTCCCTTTTCAGAGGATACCGGGCGCGAATATACAAAAAGGTCTGCATTCGAAATTTGGAACAGTTGAGTTTAATAATACCTTTGCTTTCATTGGTGGTGGTCTTAATGAGTCCACGGCTATTTGGCAGGTTTCAGGCAGTGCTAGCGCTTCAAAGTTATCCACAGATGCCATTGATAACGAGATTCAGAAATTTACCCGCGACGAAATAGCTAATTCTTTTTCTATGACGTATTCAGAAAGGGGTCAGTTTTTGGCTCTGTTTACATTTGAGTCTACGCGCATACCTTCGAGAACTTTTGTATATAACGCTACGGCTTCAGGCCGAATAGGGCAGGCTGTTTGGTTCGAATTTCAATCTGGCGTTAACGATGACCGTTTTAGAGTGCAGTCAATTGTTTCAGCTTACGGTAAGTTATTAGTTGGTGATGATCGCAGCGGATTAATAGGCGAATTAGATCACGATACTTTGACTTATTACGGTGACCCAATCTTTAGAAGTATGGCGACCACTCCTTTCAGCCAAGATGGATTACCAATTTTCGCGGGATTATTCGAAGCAACTTTTCAGGCTGGTGTTGGGCTAACTGGCGGTAATGATCCAGTTGTAAGATTAGATTTTTCTGATGACGGTGGCAGGACATTTAGCTCTGAAATTTCACGTGGTATCGGCAAGATTGGCAAATATGGACAAAGATCAGTTTGGGAGCGGCAAGGAGACTTCCCGGTTTCACGAACTATTCGATTGACGATTACTGACCCAGTTAGGGCTAATTTAATTCGCTTAGCTGCTAATCCAGAATTAGGTGTTCAATAATGGTTGATATTATACCTCCACGACGGGGCGAAGAATTAACGCCTGAAGGCAAACCAACTACCCGGTTTTCTGATTATCTGGAACGCTTAACGGAAACAACTAATACAAATACGTCAGAAGTAAATTCTTTAACGCTTGAAAATGTATTATCTTTGGTTAACGCATTGCAGAATAGGTTTGGTAGTGGTGATTTTTTAACGTCGGACGAAACAGGTTTTTCGGTTGATAGCGATAGATTAAGCGCTGATATGGACGAGGCATAGAATGACTATTACGCAAGAAATCATTAACGTTGGCACAGTTGCGAATGATAGAACCGGCGATAAGTGGCGGGCTTCTTTGATTAAATGCAACACCAATTTTACTAATTTAACTAATTTTGCAAACGCACAGGTTTTTGTATCTATCGCTCAAGAATCTGATTTCGCAACTCAAACCGCAACGGTTATAACTTTAGAAACTGACACTATTTACGTTGTAACGGCTTCTTTCTCTACAGCCAAGAGATTTGATTGTCAGGATGGATCTGTATTAACGATGTTCAGCGCATCAAGTTCTTTGCTCACGTATAGCGGAACAGGAACAATGTTTAGCGGGGCAGATGCCAGCTTTTCAATATTTGATGCTCGGATAACTTGCCCATTAGCTAAGACTTTTGATTTCTCTGATAGCGTTGGAAATACCAAAATATTCTTAGCGCGAAATGTTTTTATTCTTGAGTCTTTAAAGGCTGGTGATTTTGATGACTTGGTTAACACTCAGTTTTTCAGTTGCGGCTTTCTTGACACTGACGGTGGTATCACAGTAACCGGATCAACTTCCCTTGCTTTCACTATTGACCGATTGGCGTTAATTAGCACTAGCGCAACATTTAAAGGTGTTGATTTAGGGTCGGCGGTAATTGCTAACATTGAATTTAATAATTTAATTGTCGTTGCTCCTGCTGGTGCCATTGGCGTTACAGGTCTGGCAAATAGTGGGAATATACCTGCTGGTGTTGGTGCTGCCGCGATGCTAACCAACAGTTCTTTCTCTGGTGGCATGACAACACTCTTGCAGAATATTTCTAAAGATGACATCAGATGGATATTAAAGAACAACCCACCAATTGAAGATACTTTCCCTGATGGGCTTTTGTCTTTCGTTGGCAACTCTACAGAAACCGTTATCGCGTCATCTGGTGTTGCTGTCCTTGTTAATGCTACTTGGACTGTAATTAGTGTTTCACAGTTTTCTGGCTCAACAGGCGGTCGCTTAACCTATAACGGTGAAAGAGGTTTGCCCGGCCCGGTAGATGTTAGTTGCGGATTAATATCGGCTGGTGGTGGCTCTATCGATGTACAGGTTTCATTAGCGCTAAACGGGACTGTTATTGCTACTTCATCAACCCCTATTAGTATTTCTGGCAGCAACCCAGCTCACATTTCAATACCTTGGCAGTTAAATTTAGAGGAAAATGATTTCTTAGAAGTCTTTGTTCAAAACGATTCGAATACCACAAACATAATTGTTGAATTTTGCCGACTGAGGATTCGCTAGATGGCTGATTTGGTAATGGTAAATAACCGTCAGACCGTAGCGGCGGATACTATTGAAACATTTTTCACTTCGGTTTCTGCTGGTGCTGGTGGTAAGGGCGCTAGAATTTCGGCTTTTACTGCGAGTAATAACACTACGGCAAGCGCTACTTATAAAGCTTATATTTATGATTCTCTTGGCGGATTGGTTCAAGCTGTAATACCTCAGAAAATTGTTGTGCGCGATCGATTTGATTTAGGGCCATCTATAGTTAGTCAGATAATACCGGCTGGCGGCTCGCTTCGAATTGAAACTAGCAGAATAGCGTCGATATCTTTTTATGTAACGGGTAAAGAATTGTGATTTTTCTCAAAGAGGCGGAATCCGTTGAAGAAGTTGATTCAATTTTACGCGACTCGGAATTGTTCGCTCGAATTTCAGAAGATGATATAACCGATTACGAAACTCCTTTTAACGGTCATCAATCGTACATGATGATTATGAAGGATAAACAGCCAATTGGTGTGTGGAATTTATACCCGGCTAATTCATCGACTTTAAATATACATTGTAATATGTTAAAGGAACATCGGGAGCACGGTAAACAGGCAGGCACTCTAATATTAAGCTGGTTTTTAACCGATTGCCCGAAACAATATCAGAAATTAAACGCTGAAATACCATTTATCTACCCTGAAGTTTATCATTTTACGAAGAATTTCGGCTTTAAGGATGAAGGCGTTAATAGAAAATCAATTATGAAGTCTGGTGTATTAGTTGATCAATATCGATTAGGGATCACGAAGGAAGAGGTTAGACAAATTCTATGAGCAAGGTTAAAAATACATTCTTTGGTGGTGACGAAAAACGAGCAGCCAGAAAGCAAGCCGAAGGTCAACGAGCGGCTGGTCAGGAAATTAGGAAGGCTGAAGAATTAGGCGTAGAAGCTCAACGTGAACAATTAGCGATTACCGAGGGCCGTATTAGTCCGTTTACTCAAGCTGGTACTGATGCGCTTAGTCAGCAAAGGATTTTGTTAGGTCTTGGCGCGTCTCCAACTATAGATCCTAACGCAGCTCGACGAATTGAAATTGAATCTGAAATAGCGCAATTGCAAAGTTCAGCAGGTCAAGCTGCTCCTGTTAGCCAATTTAGTGGCGGAAGCTCGAAAAGCGGAATAGCCGGATTAGTATCTCGCGTTCAAGCTCAAGCAGAAGAGCAGGCCAGAATACAGGGCGCAACTCAAGATACGGGAAGATTAGAATCGCTTCAGGCTGAATTGCAAGGCTTTGGCGAAGTGCCGCAAGGAACAACGCTATCAGCTCAAGAACAGCAAGAACAAGCATTTGCCCAGCTTCAAGAATCTCCTGGTCAGCAATTTTTACGGCGTCGGCAAGAAAAAGCGCTATTGAGAAACGCGGCGGCCACTGGTGGTTTGGGTGGCAGTAATGTTTTAACAGCTTTACAACAACAGGCCGTTGGCTTTGGTCAGCAGGATATAGAAAATCAATTCGGGCGTCTTAGTACTTTATCTGGTCGAGGCCAACAAGCGGCTACTGATTTGGGTCAATTTGGCGGGACTTCGGCTACTAATATTCAAGCTGGTCTCAGTCGTGCCGGTGGTGGCGTAGCTCAAGGTGTTGCAGGTTCGGCAGCTACTAAGGCTCAGGGCATTTTAGGGCAAGGTGCGGCATTACGCGGCGGGATACAACAATTAGCGGGTGGCGTTGCTGGCGGGTTATCTGGCGGCTTAGCTGCTGGCGTTGCGGGTCCACCTATTTCTGGCGGTCAACGATTTGGTAACGCGGTACAAGGTTTCTTCGGAGTTTAATTATGGCAAATCAATTTTTCGATCCAACTTTTCGCGGCGCTGGTTCTCCTGGTTCGCCCGGTGTTGGCTCTACTCGTCGTGGTTTGGCTACGGCTACACAGTCTGAGCAGCAAGTTCAAGCGGGTGGCTTAGCACTACAAGGTCAAAGGGACAAGGCAAGGCTCGACTCTCTCATCCAGGGCGCTGGTCAGTTGAAGCGGATTAAAAGCCCAGAAGCTAAGTTGGCATTTTTGCAAAATCGCAAGCTTGAATTAGATAGCTCTGGCATTCCGTCGAATGATACCGATGAAGCTATTGCGCTTATTCAGAGCGGTGATTTAGCGGGTTTAGAGGAAATTACAGATCAGGCTATTGAGTTAGGTCTTGAGCGGGTCACGCTTAGTCCTGGGCAAAGGCGATTTGCTGGTGGTCGGGAAGTCGCAAGTGTGCCGCCTACTCCTGCTAGGCTGTCTGCTGCGAGCGTTCAGTTTAAAGAATTAACCAAGGGGATGTCAGAGGAAGATCAGCTACTAGCAAGAAGAGTTGAACTTGGCATATCTCCACGCGCAGTTGGATCGGGCGATATAACCACGGCCACCACAGAAGGACTTGCAGAACTGGTAGCAGAATCAGAAGGAATAATTGCTGCGGCAAAAGAGCAAGGTAAGCTTAAAAAGAAATTAACGTTCGCTCCTCAAATCGCTAAAGCGGTCAAAATTGCTGAAGCTGAAGGCAAGGCACGCGGTGAAGCTATAACGGATTTGACAAGGGCTAAGGCTGCAATGCCGGGTTTATTATCAGCTATTGGCCAGCTTAAAGAACTTGCGCCGATAGCAACCAGTACTTTAGGCGGTAGGGCGTTTGATTTAGCAGTTAAAGAGAGTGGTTTCGGCTCGACTAAGGGCGCTAATGCTAAGGCTAAGTTTATAGCGATAATTAACAACCAGGTTTTGCCATTATTGAAGCCTACTTTTGGCGCGGCGTTTACTG